ATTTCGGCTTCCACGTTGGCCCACATTTCGGCCATGGTGTCAGCCACAAACGCGGTTACCACATGGGTTTTAGTTCCCGAGATTACGGCACGCACCCCATAAAATTGGGCGTTATCCTCGCCAACCTCTACCGCCAATACACCGCCAGCGGGTGCGGTATCGGTAGTAAGGCAGGCAGCGAACTGCCCCGGCTCAAGCCACGATGAGGCGCTTGCAGTCCACGTATTAACCGAACTTCTTAAAAACGCGTTACGGTTTGGCGCTTCGCTTTCACCTTGGATTACTTCCATTTCCAAGGTATGCCCTAACGCGGGGTTGGCGTAAGCCCATGCGGCGGGTGTCATCAAATCCATTGTGGCGGGGTTTGGTGACCATTCGGCAAAATAAAGCGAACCCGGTTGCTTGGCGTCTATTGCGCGTAAACCTTGCTCTCGCCATCTAAGCATGGCCGTAGACGACTGATCGCCCGCGGTACTCCACATGCTGCACAAAGGGTTTTTACGCGCACGTTGCGTAGGTAGCAAACCTTGGTCTATGGCTTCCTCGGAGACTGCCCACGCTTCATCTATTACGAGCAAATCCACGCTGTAACCGTGACCAGCGCCCGGCGTTGCGGCGCGTACATGCCAAATGCTGCCATCGGGCATAGTAAGTTTTTGCCGGCCATACGACCATGAAACCTCGGCCCCAAATTTTGCCTCAAGTACTGGCGCCAAATAATTGAATAGCGCGGTAGCCAAATCTAATTTGTGCGCGACGCTAATAACGGTTTGAGGTTGCCCGCGCTCTTTTCCCTGCGTCGCAAGCCACCAACCAATAAGGCTGGCAATAGCAACCGTTTTACCGTTTTGCCGGGCAACGGAAACCAACGACACTCGAGGCCGTGACCCATCATCGGCAATAGACGTTTGGCCGGCTAATGCGCGGTACTGCCACGGCATTAAATTTACGCCAAGTATGTTGCTGGCAAAAGCCCCAATCTCATTAGCGGCAGATCGGTTCTCACTGTGCGTGGTCGTTTCTAATCGGGGTAGATCGTGGCCAGTTAGCGCCAGTTCGCTAAAACCCTTATGGGATATAGAAAAGGGGTAGACGGGGGCTTCTGTTGTTTCCCCAAAAAAACGCTGTGAGTGTTTGTGTTCTGTTTTGCTTACTGGCATTGGGTTTGCGTTGTTGAGTTTTCCTGCGTCTCGTGCTGCACGGTATTTGTTTCCACGTATTGCGTTGCATTTTCTGCATGCGCTTACCATGTTTTCTAGTGAGTTATCACCGCCGCGGTCTACCTCTATGAGGTGATCGGCTTCGCTTGCTGGCATACCGCACCAATGGCAAAATGGGTTTTCGGCTAACAGTATGCGTTTGTTTTTCTTGTAGTCGGCTTGGCCTCGAGGCCTTGGCCCTTGCTGTTTACTTGGCATTGCTACCTCACCTTGCCAATGTTGCGCAGTGCTTCAATGTTTGTTTGTCCTAATCCTGCTAATACACAAGCAATAGATATGCTGCCATTTCCGCCTTTTGGGTCATGGAATTTTAATGTAGATGGTAACGCAATTATGGCTGCTTCACTATTCCATAACGTATTAAACCATTTGCTTTTTGCCATTGGCGCTAAAAGTATTCCGTTTTTGTGTTCTAGCCACTTATTTACCCACGGCATTGGTTGGCTAAAAGGTGGGTTAATAAATACCGAGCCAAACCAGTTTTGTGTTAGCCCGTCATCAAGTTGCGTAAAATATTGCCGGCAAGGTGTAAATGGTGGGCCGTTTGGTGGGCTTGCTACGTCAATGTCAAACACAATACCTAACGCGTCAAATATCCATTTAGGGGTGTAATAATCATCGCTAGTTAATTCTGTTTGCTCGCTTCCAAATAAAGTTAATTGGGGGCCAGCCCCCACACCCCCTACTAGCGCGGCGCTTGCACGCCTTGCTATCGGTGTTGTTTGGTTAGTCATCATGCCGGGCTAATCCTTTATGTACGTTTTTGTTATGTGTATGTCAATGCTTACACGATATAAAGCCTAATGCGTTAAAGCCCCACCCACGAGGTTGCCCTAACTCGTACCCACTTACTTACGCCTGATTATGTTTACAGGCTGCCGCGCCATTGGCCCGGTCATTTCGTCAAGCATGATTACGGGCATAGCGCACTACCTACGTTTCCGTATGTTCCCAACTACCGTGCAACGGGCTTAGGGCTTGGCCAGTCAATGCCGGCGCCGCGTTAGCGGTTATTTAACCTTGCTCGTAAAACTCGTAACTTGCCACTTGGCCCGGGCATAACTTTTTGTATTGGTTAAACGCCACTATTGCGTACTCTCGAGTGCGCCAATCGTCGCTATACAACGCGCACCCCAAATGCTCTGCCAATTCATGCAGCATTTCTATTAGTTCCGTTTGCCGTGGTGTGGTCATATTTCCTCTTTACGCGCTGGCTAGAAAACGTATAATTACTGGCAACTGATTAGGCCGCCACACTTGCACAATTACGCCCGCTTTATCTAAACGCTCGAGCCATTTCTCTTGTGTTTTGCGTACTACTCCGACATCGGTTTTAAGTTCTGCGAAAACTAGCACACCCTTGCTATTCAGTAACACCAAATCGGGGAAACCGCTATCGCCTTGTATGTGTGTAGCCCATTTGCCGCGCCTGTTCATTGCTGGTAAGTCATGGTGAACTAGCCAACCGTACCGGGTAGCAATGTCTATAACCGTATTCTTAAATTGTGCTTCAAGCATTGCCATTATTTGCCTTGCCTCATCATCACTAAAACGGTTAGCCAAACACCAATAATTATGCCAATAATGTTGAACGCCACGTAACCCATTAGTCGGCTTTGCTATTTGGTAGGGCTTTTAGCGCGTCAATCATTTGCGTAGCCTGTTCAGGGTTCAGCGTCTCAAGTGTTACCGCGTCGCTATTTAACGTGACTGCAATGTAATCATGTAATGCGGCCTCATCAAACCCTGCGCCTTTAGCCAAAGATTTAATAAAGTAAACCTGTTTTTGGCTTGCCTGTTTAAGGTGGGCGCTCGAGGTTTCACGCCTAATGGGTGCTATTTGTGCATCAGGTTTTTTAGGGTCTTGCCGCGCTTCAATTTCGTTACGGCTAGCAATGCTTTTGCTAATACCAAAACCCATGTAACCCAACGCACGGCCTAACGCGCTTGTCATGCCCACCATAAATTCGCTGTTTTTGGTGTACGGGGTTTTGCCCGGGTATGGTTCGGCTGCGGTTGCGATGCTTGGAATTAGGTCGGCTGCGTCGCGCCAAACGGTAATTGTGCAACGGTAAAACGTCGAACCGTCGGGCATGGTTACTACCTCGGCTGCGGTTTCTTGTATGCGCAAATCGGGGTAACGCTTCAATGCTTCGGCTAGGCGTGTTGGTACGTCTACGTAGTTATCAATGTTAAATGCCATGTTTGTAAGCCGCCTTTTTGCAAATGCCGGGGTGAAAATACAAGGTGCGATCGTGTAATTTGCTTGCTTTGTAGGCGTATGTAGTAACGCCACACTTGGGGCATGGTCTCATTGTCGGGGGCTTTCTGTTAGTCGGGTGTATTAGTTATTTATAGCAGATGCGTATAGCGCGGTTGCGGGCAACATTTCCATAGGCCATAAATCGGCTTGAGGCATTGCGTAGCATGGTGCTGGTAAATCAGTAGCCCAACGGCCCGGTGTATTGCAGCGTTTAAGGTTTGACCAGCCAGCAAGGTTTACGGTGTATGTGTCACGGTCAATAATCGCCAAAATGTATAGCCCGTTTTTATCCTCGGCATGTGTAAGCAAACGGCCTTTAGCGTGGTATGTCGAGCGCACCTCATAGCCGGCAACGTCGTTGGCTGTAATGTCGTAAGGCTTAAAACCCCACTCGACGCCAAGGTAAACGGCTAATGCCTGTTCACCGTATCCACCGGTTAAAGCGCTGTCATAACTTGTAGTTGCTACTGGCACGTTGTAACGGTTTTTCATTTTGCCGAGTTCACATTCCATGGCTTTTTTGTAGGCGACGTCGCGCACGTTAAATATCTGTTCAGGGGTTAGGGTGATTAACGCCATTTCAGCCCCCTAATGCTTCGATAGCCTCGCTAACGGCCTGCCAGCCTGTTGCGTCACCGCTTAGGTCTAGGTCAGTTGCTACGCGCTTTAGCCGGGCTATTAGGTCTGCGTGGCGGGGTTTGTAGGGTATGTGTGCTGGCCTGCATATTTCGTCTATTAGGTCAAATACGGCCATTTGGTGTTTTGCCATTGCGTTTGCTGTCGGGTCTAACATGCGTCTACTTTCCTCACTTAGTGAGTTGTCGGGGTCTATGTATTGTTTTACTTCGCTGTATTCCATGGTAACCAACCGCTGTTACGCCAAATAGCAACCATGGCACGTGTGTTAATTGTTGGGTTAAATAGATCGTCGCACGTTTCTACAATGCCCTTGGCTTGTAGCCAGCCAATAGGCCAGTACTCGTTTGGAACGCACCATGCCCCATTTATTTGGTAGAGGCCTCTTGAGCCACCTTTTGTGTCGGTGCCATTAAACGCATTTTCGGTGCATCGGCTTTCGCGAAATGCCACTTTTAGGGCGGTGTCTAACTGATCTTGGGGTAATCCCTCGGCTAACGCCAAAACGGCTACCTGCGTGCATGTGTTCACGTATGGGGGCATTGTGGTAGTTGGTGGGGTTGCCACGTAAACGGTTGTATGGCTTACGGGGCGGTTTTGTGCCGGGTCTGTAGGCATTGGTAAGGCATACGCAATGCTGGCAGCGGCAATAGTAAATAGCGCGATAAACGCGGCTTTAAGTGCAATTTTCATAGTTTCTCAATCGTGTAGGGCGTTTGCCATGTACCGTTTGCAATGGTCTTAAACGCTATTTGGCCGTGTAATACTTCGAGCGTGTCCGGGTTTCTAAAAATCTGTACTAAGACTTCGCGCCCGTTTTCTAGTTTGCCTATAAATGCTTCATAGGTAAAGGTTTGTAGTTCAGTCATGCGCGGTAAACCTCTTTTCGTCGGTAACAAAACGGTAGTAGGCGCGTGTTACGCGGTGGGGGATACTGGCGCAAGCCCTTGCAAGTATTGGGTTACCGCTGGCGGTACTTTGTCGCCGGGCCAGTAAAACCAATGCCATGGCTCGGCTGGCATTACTTCAAGTGACCAACCAAATGCGGGGCCATGCTCACACATAAAGGTAAATGTTTCGCCTGACATGTTGGCAAAATCTACGGCCAAACCGAGGTTATGCCGACTACTACCCGGCACCGCCATTGGCGCATTGCCCGGCTTTAAGTAATAGTTTTTGTTTTCGTACACTCGAGGTTTAACGCCGGGTATTGGCTCTAGTTGGTATCGCGATAAAAACCCTTGGCGCTGTAACGAGACGCTGCGGTACGTGTCACCGGCACTTGTGGGCTTAAATTGTTTAATGCCTGATGCAAACGCCAACGCCCTAACCGCGTTGTATGCGTTCGCCGCTAACGGGTGCAGTTTGCCAAACGGTTTAATATCTACCAAAAGGCTTGCGGGTAGTTCACCCGGTTTAACGTGTGCCAAGTTGGCAGGTAAAACCAGTTTTTTAATCGGTGGCTGCATTGGTGCCGGGCTTACTCTTTAGCCCGTTAGACGCTACAAGGCCGCTAAGTGTGCCAGTAAGAAAAACTAGCAACGTGCTTAATAGGTCTATTAGTTGGGCGTCTGTGGGGGCCTGTTCCGTAGGCTGGTCTACAAATAAAATGCCGTAGATAAATGCCATCACGGTAAACGAAAAACAGATAGCCATTAGACGACCAACAAAAACTATTAGCCCTGCGTGTTGTTGTTCCGGTGTCTTAATCACAGGCCGCCTTAGTAAAACATTGGTATTCAATATTTGTTTTAGAAACTGTGCAACCACTACAACCCCAAACTACTACGCCAATTAAAAGCACGTACCCGATCATATAACGCCATTTCACTATGGGGCTGGCGGGTACGGGTTTGCGTCTTTTATAGTTTGGACTGCTGCTTCCCATGCGGCTTGCGTGTTTGTGCCGCGTTGCCATTCAAAGAAAAGGCCGTCTGATTTGGCTTCGTATTGTGTGCGGCGTGTGGTTTCTACGGTTGTCACTTGGTTGTTGTAATCCACGGTTGGCCATTGTGCGTCTAGTTCGGCTTGTGTTGGTTTTGGTGTTGTGTCTAACCAGTCAAGACCGTCGTATTCGTTGCCGATTAGGTTCCATTGTTGGTCGGCATAGTTGGTTGTGAGGATTAGTGAATAGTTGATCATGCGCTAATTTCCATCAAAATAATTGTGCTAG